CTATAGTATATGTAGGTGCGCCTTCACTGTCATACCAGTGTCCTGCCTCACTAAGTTGCTCCATTAAACAGCAGCACCCTCTACGTCAACAAACTCAGCTACTAAATCTGCGTCGTCATCCATAGTTAGCTTGTTGTTTTCTTCCCACTTACTTAAAACAAAGTTATTAGACCACTCAATCCAATCTAAAAAAGACTGAAATATATTGCTATCTTCTTCGACTAAATCAACTTTATCCTTTACTGCAAATGTCATAGTAGCAAAAGTTGCACCAGTAGGCATTGAATGAGACTCAGCCCCTAACTCAATAGCATAGGCAATGGGTAGAACCCCCTTCTTAGATAAAGCCCTGACGGTTGCATCTAATTCTTTAATGCTCGTGTTGTTCTTAATGTCTAATATGAATGGTATCTCTCTATCGTATCCTTCGATAGATTCGCCATTACTATTCATAGCTCCCCCATTTATCTTAATCGTACCAAACATAACCTTAGTACGTCTAACAACTCGCATAATATCTTTTGTTTCTTGTGGCACACTTTCCCAATCAGTTACAAACCCTGATGGCCTACCTATATTAAACGTACCGCGTGTATCTTTTAAGTCTGACTTCAAATCATTAGCTAATACTGTTCTGTCCATCTTGTTATTCTCAGCATCCCACTTCGTATATTGTACACGCTGTGCGAATATTCTTATGGATGGATTAGCTACATAAATTGTGTCATCATCTATCTTTAGAGCATATGTGCCAACAGGTAATACTTCTGTCTTCATCTTCTTTCCTGCTACATCTACTTCGCCCATCTGAGCAGAATGAAGTATGCTTAATCTAGCTAAGTTAGATGTCTTATTTGTGCTAGGAGTAGACGTGCTAACTCCCATCATCTCAGCCATCGAACGACCTGAGTTATCGTTTACTGTTAATTCTGTATTCATTATATATATACCTTTTAATTTTTATGTGGTGAAAAGAGTTATAGTTATACTCTCAAACGTCGTTTGTGTCAAGCCAATTAGAACCTATTTTTGCTTCTAGTAACATAGGTACATTCATTTTTACATCATAAGCCTCCTCGATGATTAAATCTAAGTCATTGTTCATATCAGTTATAATTTGTATAACATAATCTTTCTCATTAGGGTGGACATCAATCACCGTCGAGTCATGTACTGTATTAACTAAGCACGACTTCAATGGCTTCAATCTCTCATCTAATTCTAGTAAAACTACAGGTACAATATCACCCGTAGCAAAACCTTGCACGGGGTAGTTCTTAATCATGGTGAAGTGTGATGGCTGTCCATTCACTCTGCGCTCTACATCAGGGAACGCATACTGCCGACCTGATGGTGTCGTTATCTTTCTGTGACGCAATGCTTCATCGCCTAGCTTCTTATGCCACTTGGCGATACCTTTATATTTCTCATTGAAGTGTTTGTAGTATGCGGCTTCAGCTTTACTTCTGCCAAACCCACTAGCTCCAAACAAAGGAGCAAACGTATGACCTTTCGCCACCTGTCGTGACGTTTCTTGTCCTGCATCAGTTATAACTTTAGCTGTGTAACTATGCACGTCAAACCCTGTAGCTATCTCATTCATAGCAACCTTATCCTGGGACAAGTATGCGGCAACTCTGAACTCTAACTGTGCAAAGTCTGCCTCTAATATATGACCCCCCTGCCATCGAGATACAAACACACGCTTAACTGGAAACGTACCGCCTCTAGGCATATTCTGCATATTAGGATTACGACCACTGAACCTACCTGTTGCAGTAATATGTTGCGTTAAACCTACATGAAGAAAGCCATCTTCTTTTGTGTAGTTACTTATACCATCAACAAACGAAGATAGGTATGTCGATACAGCACTCAGTCTCTTTATATCTTCTAAGAACTGTATTGCTTTATCCATACGTTTTGTTTTAGCTGTAGCTATCAGTATATCTAGGTTGCCTTTACTTGTACTAAAACCATTAGCACTTACCCATGTTTTGTTTGGTGGATTAAATCCTAGCCCTGCTAGTTTGTTAGTCTCTTTAAGTTGATAGCCGCGTGCTAAACAATCAGGACACTTGTTAGCCTTCTTAAAGTTTGTACCATCCTTTTTCTTTTTGTAACGACTGCCCTCACCATTACACGTCGGGCAACTAAACGCCGTTGTCTTTCGAAGTAGTTTACTATTGGCGGCGACTGCATCTCTAAACTCAGGTAAGTTGCTCGTAAAGTCAAACAACTCCACCCATTCTTTTTTGTCTATGACTTGTCTACTGAAGATAACCTGTGACACTTGCTCAGGACTGTTTAGATTGACAGGGGTATCTCCCATCAAATCTCGTATCTGTTTGAACAGGCGTTGCTCTATGTTAGTCTTCTCTTCTTCAAACTCTTTTCTTACTTCTCGAAGGGTGAGTCTATCCACTCTGAACCCTGACATATACATTCGGGTGAGGGTTTTACAGACTTTGCAGGTAATGGCTCGAACTCTATCCATTCCGTTGGAGCAGCTTTTGGCGTACCCTTCGGTATCAATAGCATGGAACAACTCTGTAGTAGTGTCGATGTCACAACCAAGATAGTAACTAAGTTCATCAAGCGGTATTTCATTTGTGTTGTATCCTTCTTTAAAATATTTCTTTAATGTATCGTCCTTCTGAAAGTTTAAGTTCCGTCGTTCAGCACAAGCCAACAGACTCAGCGGCTGTTTCTGTCCTCGCTGTAATATATACTCAGCTAACATCGTGTCATATATTTCGCCATCATACTTAAAGCCACTTGCCCATAGCCACATTAAATCATGTTGTGCGTTGTGCATAATTAGCAATGTCGTCTGGTCTAATATAGTTTGTAGTAACTTAGCATTAGCACCAGTTCGATCATTGTATTCTACATGGTCAAACGTCAAGATATGTCGCTCACTAGGTATATCTACATTCTTTGTGCCGACTTGAACCAAGAAGTTAGTTGGCTCAAATGGGTCCATATGTGTTTTGTTGTTACGTTTGGTAACTGTGTTCTCTACGTCTAGCACTAACCTCATGCGGTATACTGCGCTATATCTCCTGCCAACTGACAAGTAATGCGACCATGAAAGCCGCCCTTCAATTTGTTTTTAGCTACGTTTAAATGTCTCTCCGTATCGTCCATCTCACTCCCTTCAACAACTTTTGTTTTACCTATTAATATCATCAGGTCAGCTTCTGCAGCTTTACCTGTTTTACTTCCTTCTAGCATAGATTGATCTGGCATAGCTAGTCCTTCTGCGGCGGCACTTAATTGTGACAACCAGAACACTGCACAGTTGTATTCTTTAGCTATGTTTCGGGCGTGTATCGTAGCATCTCTTAAATATACATCTGACTTATCACTTGTCCGTGGTGCAAACTTATCGCCCATATCTAACACTACAACGTCGGGTTGTGTTGCCTTAACTACTGCCTCAACCCAAGCTAAATCCTTACCTGTTGAGTCTCTGATATTTATGTTACTACTAACTTTATTGTACCGTAATGCCGCCTTGGGTTGGTTGGTTTTTATCTCATCTAGTGTCATGGTTGTAGCCGACGATAAGTACCTAGAACCTACCCTGTGAGAGGCTTCTTCATTACATAAAATTACACACTTAGCACCCTGTTGTGCAAACCCATGTGGAGAGGCTATAATAGAGGCGTGGAAGCTAGTCTTGCCTGTGTTAGGTCGCGCCCCTAGCACAATAAAATGACCACCACTCACGCCCTCTACATTGCGTCTCAGGGTGGGTATATTAAACTTCCATTGTGTCTCTTCTGCGTTAGCTTTAAGTAGTGTTTCAATGCTCATATCTTCAAACTCAATTTTTAAGTTAGGGGTAAAATCATCTTGGTAGTCTTCAACAATTTTTCGCAATGGCTCTAAACTATTCTGCGTACCATTAACAAAAGCATATCCTATATTAGCTACCTCTTCGCCGACGACCTGCTGAAACATTTTAGATATAACTTCATTCGCTACATCTTTATTCAATGCACTGCTGTTAGCTATCTTCTGAAATATCTTTTTGTACTGCTCCTTGTTCGATGTAGTGAGTGTCTTATTTGTAGCGTAAAACAATGCCTCTAAGTCAGCAAGTGAGATACCTTGATCGTATGTCTCCATTGCGTAGTCTAATACTTGCTTTACCTTCCTTACATCCTTAGTAAATATTTTATCTTGGCATCGTATTCCTTTATGTAATTCATAGAACTCTT